TGAGGTGATCGACCGCTAACTGGTAGCGGCGGCTAAGTTGAGGTACTGTTGAAGGGTAAGGCTTTTGCCAAACCGGAGATGGAACCCACTTGACGTCTGAATTCCAGCATTGCGCCGGTAATAAGACCATACCTGTTGCGTTGCAACGGAGGTGGTCAATTCGCCCTCTGAGACGGCGAACCCGGACGGAGGCTGAATGCGGCATGACCGTATTTGGCTTACATGCTCAACTTTGGTAGAAACCCAACCATTGGTTAGGTTTATCTGGCCTGGAAACGGGTCCGAAGACTTAACCGTGTCGAGGAGATTGCCAATTTTGACAAAATAATCGATCAACCACGACCAAGGAATTGCTTCCCAGATTATGGATAAAGGTCGATTGAATCCAAAGTAAGCAAGCAGTCCTGAAGTCAAATTCAGGAAGTCATCCACGACGGCAACGTTGTGATGAATAGTGCAACCCACCACATATTTGACCGTGTAGCTATACTGCAGAGATCTGCTGTACAGGCGCATAGCGTCAAAACTTATGTATGGACCTAGGGGCACTGGACCAAAGTAAAACTCTGGTTCTTCGGGGACATCTATATGTTCCCGCCACCACTTCCTAACGATAGTGGGGGTGCCTGCAGTCTTTTGCAGCCAAAGAAGCCGTTTTCGAACGGCCGAAATTGATTCCAGGAAAGCCTGGATATCTGCAATAAGAGGCTTAATCTCAAAGGACCAAGCTAACCAGCGTTTGCCGAGGTACTTTCTAAGGTACTTGAAGCTCATGCCAGATGGCTTGAATTTGTTCCTGAGAGACACTAGGTTCTTTATGATCTCCTTCGGATGCCGAAGCTCCCAAAAGAAATTTGGCATAAGTGTCTGCGTAGGCATTTGTTCGGCGAAGCCCCTAAAGGCAGCGTCGACCTTCGCAGGATCAGGAGACGGTGGTGTAAAAGACGCGGAGTAGCCGGCTGATCTGCCAGCTACGTTAATCACATCCTCCCCCCCATTAGGGGCGGGTCGAGTCAACCTCAACGGCGATGAGCCGGGAAGGTGGAACTCGAGGCATTCGCGATGGACGCAGTCCTTCCCTGAGAAGGAAAGGAAGCGTTTGCGTTGTCGCGCCACGGCGAAGCCGAGGCGCTTGCGCATCTCGCGAAGTGTACTCTTTTCAGAGGGCGAAAGTTCTTCGTCCTCGATTGTAGAGTAAAGAGTGGAGTGATCCAACCCTGTATAAGGGTCGGCGTATCCTCTCGCAAACACAGGCAAGGGTTTGCCCGCGGAATTGTAGCTCCGAAAAGAAACGGAGCTGCTCGGCCGTATTGTAAAAGGCCGAGAACGCTTGCGAGTTACCGTCACGTGCAAATGGGTGAAGAGCCAGAGGCTC